TGTCAAAGATTTTCCAAACTAACAGGAATTGAGCCTAAACTAATCGGAAAATTGCCAGATTAATTAATATTAATTGTGATATAATGTTAATAGAAGTTGCCCTTCGCGGTACGTCAAATACCCAAGGGCTGTAACACTGGCATACAATATCACCATGACTAATTTTAACACTGAAACTGCGATCGCGCTACTTGACTCTGTAGATGATTTTCCAGTGAGCTTTGATGACGCTTGGAGATGGTTGGGATACGAGAGCAAAAGTGATTGTTCAGAAAAAATAAAAAACTATCACATGGTTTCTTCTGTCAAATACGCGGACGGTTATTCAGTTAAGAGATTTAAAAAACCAGAAGATAGTCGCTACAAGCATCATATATTTTTAACTGTTGATGCCTTTCGTTTCCTTGGTGGGATGACAAACACATCTCAAGCTAGTCGATGTGAAAGTATTATTTTGAGTGTCATTGATTTGCCAAGTAGAAGAAAGAAATACTCGCACGATTCAGATAGTTAACTTAACACCCTTTAGCATCCAATCCAGGGGTGTAATCGCCATAGCTTTAATCGGGAAATTGTTAGACTAATTAATATTAACTGTGATATAATATTAATAGTAAACGCCCTTCGCGATGCTGAAACATCCAAGGGCTGTAAACCTAACTAACAGGATCACAATGATTGATTTTAGCAAAGAACTAGCTCTAAGTTTACTCGGTTCCGGTAAAGAATACCCTGTTGATTTTGAAGACGCTTGGCAATGGTTAGGATATTCTAGTAAGCAATCTGCCAAAAAGAAGCTAACTCGCAACTTTGAGGAAGGTGAAGACTACTTATCCAAGTGGATGAGTGTCGCTCACAGTAACGGTTTGACCGCTTCTCGTACTGAGTCAATCTTCTTAACTGTTGATTGTTTCAAAGCGTTGGGGATGATGGCGGGAACGGAACAAGGGAAGACAACTCGACAATATTTCCTCCGGTGCGAAAAGGAATTAAAATATTCTAAGTCCACTGGTGGGATGAACCTGTTGGACAAACCCTCACCTCAGTTGATTAGTGATGCGATTATGGCAGTCTTCAGACCTACCAATGTTGACCCAACACTTGTCTCAGGGATTATTGCCAACAATATCGCTAAAACTTATCCGGCGTTGGCTCCTGCGATGGAAGAAGCCAAAAAACATCTAACAGTCGAAGTTGAGGGAAAACTTCTCACGCCCACGGAACTCGGATTAATTTTAGAACAGCGCACTGGTGTTAAACACTCGGCACAACGAGTTAATAAACTATTAGCTGAGAATGGATTGCAAACCCCAAACCCTCACGGGAAAGATCCGGCTTGGTTGCCAACTCCAAAAGGTTCTGAGTTCTCCAAACTGTTACTCGCTGCACAGAAGGGCGTTAAGGATGCGACCCGTCAACATTTGCAGTGGCTTGAATCTGTTGTTGATGTTTTGGCAGTGTAGAAGGTTGAAATAGTATAGTGCCACACCAAGACGAATATATCTCAAAAATAGCGAAAATCTATATGTGTTGTGGAAACATATATAGAAAAGTGGCATTTTCTATATGTCAACTAAAAACCCAGGATGTTAAGTTCTGGGTTTTTAGTTTGGCGATCGCAGTATCGATCTAAGGTTGAGACTTTTTAAATAATCCGGGTTTGATTAGATGATTGATAAACCACTCCCAAGCCTCCGTCCCGTAATTCAGGATGATAATATCGCTCATTGCTAAACCACGTTCCTCACAATAGTTCCCGTGTCTCTCCCCTAGTAATTCATCGAATGCTATTACATCCAGAACGGGGCGATTAAGTGTCCTTGAGGTTGAATAGTTAATGACGCTATTAAAATCTTTGATTTCAAAATATTTCAATAGCTCTTGCTGAAATTTGAGAATATCCATTTTTGTCCTATGTGTTTTAGTTTGGCGATCGCTTAATTCCCTGACTCAATAGACCAGCTAGAATAAGCCTCGATGCGATAATATTGTTCATTAGTGAACCTCGGTACTAGGTGAACTCACGTCCCCGAATGCAGAAACATTGCGGGGACGCTTATTATAACAATTTAATCAGTCCCAAACTTTTCCCTGAGTGCCAACATAGCTTTTTTCTTCTTATGTCTGAGATATGATTCGGCATCGGTCAGGTTCCGACCTGGATAGATTCTCGGCCTCCCTACGGGCTTGGGGTCTGAGGTCGTGATTTTCTCATGGATTCTCGGTCGCCCCTCTGGTTTGGGATTTGAAATTTGGGACGCTCCGCAGGGTGTACAGCGCCACTTCTGCCTCCCGTCCGAATGAACCCCGTTTTTTTTCATCTTGTGTCCGCACTTTGGACATGGCGGGTTTTTCTTGGCTTCATTGGATTTTCGATTCCGTAACCAACAGGGATTGCAGAAATACTTTTGTTTTCCGGTTGGCGTTATCCCAGACTTCCACATCTTCCCACCGCAAGTTAAGCAGCGCGGGTTGTATTTTTCCGTGTTATCTTTGTCCATTAGTAGCCTGTTCTGTAGGTTTACTCAAGTCCCCAGGTGTGACAAAACATCGTGGGGATAATTTTTCTATGTCAATACAATTGCAGCCGGATAAATTGCTATGTAATCGTTTTCACCTAAGCTGATTTTCTGCTGCTCAACTAAAGTAAAAATTGCAAACCAAAATACTTTTTCACTCAATCCCAAATCCTTCTGAGCTTTAGAGGGATAGATAAATACTGCCCTCTTTCCTAGGAATTGAGGGATTAACCATTTTTCCACAATGGTGCTCGCATTCTCTAGTTCTTGAGTATTAATCATAATTTAATCAGCACAAAACTATTGTTTTATTATATAATATAAACAGTTCTAAATGCTAACAAAATATGGCGATCGCAACGAACCTAAACCAAAGAATAGAAGGGCAAAAACTTCTATTCACGGCTGCCACCGATACTATGATTATCGGGGGAATAGTTAGCAATCTTTCTGTAACGGATGCCTACTTTAGCTTAAAACCTTTTATGGTAAATGCTAAGATAGATCGGGGTTTTCCATTCCAACTTCAAACCAAGTTACTCACTCCTGCATTAACAGAGGTTAAGGCTTTTGCTGCTGATGCTCCTATTAATTTATTGTGGGATTCTAGCGATGGTTGGAACTCTGAAGTTTTAGAAGATTGGAACGGGGCAATCCCTAACTTTATTCCTGTATTATCGAATATAACTATAGCGGAGATTTAAGATAATGCCTTGGATGGGAAGTAAAGCCAATATAGCCGCGATTGTGGCTTTAGATGTGACAACTTTGCAAGATGGTATAACTTTCTGGGCTATTGCAGAAAAAACCTGGTTAGCATTAGCCAAAACCGACACGACTTCAACAGCAAATAGTAAATCGTGCTACGCGGCTACGGGCGGGGGTAGATGGTTTATCTCTAGGGATTCTACGGTTGTCGCCACTACCACGCCAACGGGGGCGGCTGCGATTGGAACCCGTTGGATATATCAAGAGAATGGGGCGGTCAATAACTATGATTCAGTCCTAACCTATGTCTACAACGGCACGGCGTGGGTTGAGACAGATGCCAGAATGCGCGTACACACTAACACCCCGGCAAGTGTTTCTAAGACCCCCAATAGTGCGAGAGAGACCTGGCGAGATACCTCGACAGGGATTTTATATCGTCCCTTTAACGGGGGGTGGGTAGCAGGAGAGGGAGCTACTTAATGATTCAATTTACCTGTGGAAGTTCACAACCTTTGGACTTAACGCTATTTGACGGGGTTGTGATTGGCTACCATTGGCAGTTATTTGTTGACCGGAACGGGACTAAAAACCCTCTGGACTTCCCAGATAAAATTATCCGAGCGCAATTCCTTTATGGGCATAAACATCAAAAGCCCTGTCCATTTTCCGGTTGTGAAACGATAGAACAATGGATTAAAAAACGAGTTGCAAAATTCCCTAAGATTAATGAATGGGTATTAACAAATGAATTTACCGACGATCTAGGTGTCGGCTATCCTGATTATAAACTTGATAACCTAAAGCGATATTGTGAAGTCGCGCATATTGCCAATCCCAAAGCTCGATTAATTTTGGGAGATTTCAAACCCCACCTATTCAATAAATGGGATGCGATCGCCAACATCTGCCACGAATTAGCTAAGGATTTTCCTGTTGAGGTAGGGATTCAAACTCATTTGAAAACCTATAATGCTCCGGTGATCCTAACCAGATTACCTAAAATTATTGAGATGTTTGATGTTCCCGTGCATTTTATAGAGGCGAGTTTATGGTATAAATCCGTTGCCGATAAAGCGATTTGTAATGGGCTATGGTCGGAGTTGATATCAATAGCCGAACAGCATCAAGTCCAATCGTTTTGTAATTGGTGGTTAATGGTTGAGGATATAGAGGTTGGGCGGCGGATGCCAACTTTTGAGAAGTTAAATTTATATACTAATAGATAAATGCCATGACGGAGAGTTTGCCACCAGAGGTTTTTGGTACAGGAGAAGTAATTTTTTTCTTTCCTACCGTTGAATTTTTAGAGGAACAGGCGAAATACAATTGGGGAATGTCGGGGGATTATTATGTCTGGATCAGTTCCTACAACGGAGGAAGTTATACTGGTGTTAATCCATATTTATATGTTGGAGCTATTGCTGATATTAAGGGAGGGAATAATACATTTTATAGGTTTTCTTCTGATGATATTGGATATTTCTATAATGAGTCGTCGGCTTTGTTCTCTGTTAGCTTGCCCGATAAAATTAGTTTTGATAGCAGGAAGCTGTCATCAAAACAAAAAACGATCTACATCAGCCATGAAACAGTCCCAATAATTGGGGGAAGTTATGCTAAAACAGACCCTAATTTACTTTTAGTTCCATTCTTTGAAAATGCAACAACAATTCATAGCAACTTTTTAAATACATCGGTTGATGGTTATTTTCTTGGGGTTGCAAAAGATGTTAATATAGTTAGGCACGAAAACGGAACCAATATAATTTTATATAACTCATCTCAAGATTTTATAGAAAAATGTTTAAATCAATTTGATAACACAAAAGATGGAGCAACATTCTGCCCTCTTGTTCCTGTATTGTCATTGGGGACTGTACCGGAAAGACCTGGGGTGGTGACGGATTACAATACAGCCCCTGTATTGATTGAGTCGAATAAAGGCAATGTGATCTATGACTGTTTATTTTTGTTTAGAGCTTCCGAGCCCGACTATAGTGACGCTCTCGTTTGCTATGCAGCCCCACTAGAAAAAGACTATTGTATTATTAGTTCCTCTGAGTCTGATACTATCCCTGATCAGGTATTGAAAGGGAATATTCTTGAGATTAGCGAAATAAGAATTAAAACAGAATTAACCTGGGAGACTATAATTATATGAGCCAAAACAAGAAAACAAGCCAAGGAAATCACAGGCACGATACGATAGGAGACGCAGTTACAACAATTCCAATAAAAGCCAATGTTTTCTGGGTTAAATTTGTAAAGAAATCATCGCCCGTAACATTTAAGACTGGACAGTCTTGGCTTTATGATTTTGGGGCAATGCGACGATATCCTTGTGCTAGTGCATGGCAATTCGAGGATTATATTAAATCCAATAATCTCCCAACCGCAGCAATCGGATCACGAGAGAAAATAGTTTTTAGTAAAATGATATTACACAATCCCACGGAAAGGGATATTAGATTAATTCTTAAACGCCCTGATTCACCCCATCCTGGTGATGGCTATAGCCCCGCTACTGTCTCACCTAGAGGGTCGGGTGGAGGTTATGGTGTTGGTGGTGCAGGTGGTGAACCGATAAGCCCTCAAGATATCATTTTAGTTTCTACCTATTTTGGTAAATATACTGTTAGTCTCACAGTTGAAATAACGGCAAGTTTTGATGGTCAATATGCACCATTTAACGCACATCAAAGTGTTTACATTCTTTCTGGCCCCCCAACAGTTCAACCTGGTGGTAACACTTGTATTTATGGGAAGATTTTGTTTTACGAGGCAGGGATTGGTATGGAAGGCTTTAAAAGCGCAAGTAGTCAAGCTGATAAGATTAGCTATAAGCCTGAGATACGGGGTGGTATGTATTCCTTTGGTTTTGATACTCCTTTTACACCAATAGAAGGCGGTGGTGGCTTGTTCGTAATGACAGCTATTCACGATGCGGGTGATGGAATATGGGCAGGAAAAGCTAGAAAATTTGGACATTCTCAATATTTTGAAGGTAAATGGACTATTTTCCCCGATGACCCTCCCGTTGCACCGGGGGGTATTTCTGCTGTTTTAAAGAGAGTTGCAGTGTCTCCTGACCCCGGATTTTTACCTTTTAATATTTATTATGGCGGTGGCGGTGGCGGTGGCGGTGGCGGTGGCGGTGGCGGTGATCAACCATCTCATAGTCAGGCGGGGGAAAAATTGCCCCCCAAGAAATCTGATATTGTAGATTCTCCTAACTCAAAATATATGGCTGAAATATATTTTAATAACACTAAAATATATGAGACCACTGCGAGTGAGCTTTTGTGTACATTCCCGATCAACTTAATAGGAAGCCTGCCAGACAACGACCCAGAGACAAAGGACGATGACGCTATTCCCGATGACTGGATTCACCCTTTAGACGTGATTTTAGATGACTTTACCTGGTCAGAAAGTATTGGCTCTAACTGGGGTTTATTCCCTGGGAAAATGTCTGAAATTCTGCTCACGAACAGAGAAAACTTTGATTTTGACAAGACTAAAAATGTCGATGAAATGTTAGATCCTTTAGTGCCAAACTCGTTAAATTTATATGCAAACACTAAGGTATATTCTATTTCAAAAACTCGTCATATATTCATGTTACTAGAAGGGGCGGAACAGCAGATAAAATTGGAGACTGTTGGTTCAAGTCTAGCTATAAAAAGGAATTGTAAAAATAATTATTGCTGCTTTCAGTTTAGAAGATTGACTGTTATTGAAGTCAATGGTACATCACCAAGCGTTAAATATTATCCAATTAGAGACGGTAAAATAACGGGTTTACCAGAATGGATAAAAGAGCTTGATTATGATGGATTTTTGAATCCTTATTTCTTCTTTCCAACATCAGATAATTTATGTAGAGACGGTACTAGCTATAGTCAATCCACTTACAGATTAAATTCTCAAGGGTTAAGCACGTCAATAGGTCTCAACTCTTATACTGTTGGTCGTGAGATACCAATGCCCAAAAAAGATACTGATTTCAATTCAGTGTTTTCTGCCCAAAGGTTTAGTAAATTTTATGTAGGAGCAAATTCTTATAAGCCGGATGATGTTAAGTTTATTTATGGATTTCCTTTTGGTGTTTACTACAAAGGTTCAGGCTATGTATTAGGAACTGGATTAGTTACCGATGATATTATTAGATACTACAATAATATAAATTATTCAAACAATGACTTGTATCTTGCCGAAAAAATAAGTGCAGGAGAAGATGATGCCATTGACAATTTTGCGCTAGGTTTGTCGTTTCCCGTTCAAGATACCGTTAGGGTAGGTGAGATGGTTGGCAGTAGGTCATTTGTTGATTCCCTAAAAAACGGAACAGCAAGAGCGCAATTTAAGATAGCAGAGATCGAGACTGTCAACAACGACGCATCGCATACTATCAAGACCTACGAAAAGATATATCAAACAGGTAATGTCGTCTATGGATTTTACCCTGGTTATTCTGGAGGGATAACAAACCCCGCATGGATAACCCCCGCAATCCTTAAAGGCATTTCAGATAATTACCCAAGAAGTTTTGATTATCCAACCCAAAAATACTACGGATTTTATGATCTGGTATATTTGAGGGATGATAACCTTGCTGCCAATATTGGAAAAAGGCAGAAATTCCCTTATATTTCTGACAATGAAAAGATTTTCAATTTTTCTGACAATGCAAAGTTTAGACGTTCATCGCCAGTTAAGTTGCCGAAAATAAATAATATTGATAACAAAAGTTTGGTTTATTTTGTGACAGCAATCAGGACGGATGACGAGAAAGAGAAAGAGAGGGGGGATTACATTGACCCTTTTACTATGACGAGAGAAGACCGTTTAAAATTAAGGGATTAATCTTATGCCTAATTACAAATCCAGTGCATTTTGGGTGGCAAATACTCAAGAGTTAACCAATAATTTCACATTTGATAATACGGATGAAGATGGGCTTTTTATGTTTGTGGGAATGGGTGCTGACCAAGCAATTTATGTTTGGCGTAAAACCGGAGTTGTTAAAAATCCGCAAGATATTCCTGCCACTCTCGGATGTTGGAAGTTTTTTAGTTCAACTCAAAAAAGTGATAGTTTTGAATTAGCAAACTGGACTCTGACAAAAGCATTGATAACTAATGGAATATCTCAAAATAGAGTTGACCTGAAATCTTATGTATTGGTTTCATGGGATGATATTGTACCTAGACTGATTCCCGTTATCAATGCCAATGAAATCGCCGAAGAAAGTTATAATTTTGAAGTTGGCAATAGTGAGTTACTAACAAATTTTTCTTATATAAGTAGTCAATTTTTCAAAGCAAGTTTAGAAAATCAAAAGTTAGCACCCGATGATGAGAACACATCACTAACCGATTTCAGTTTTATCAACAAACAATATTATTTTCAAACCATAGAAAATAAAAGGGGTTATCTTGATAATAATGTAAACACCTTGACTAATTATGACAGTATTAGAATAGGATTAGAAAGAGCGATAGCAGAAAATAATAAAATAGATTATATTAGTAATAATTCATTGTTAACTGATTGGGGGTATATATGCCTTTTACGTTTATAGGAACCGGAGCGATAGCCGACAAACCATCAGGTGCTGTACTACACTTCAATAACAAGGTTTACTGTGGAACAGCCAATGGTGGTTCGTCCAAGGGTTATATTTTTAATCCCGCTGATAACACTTTTACAACTTTCACTTTACCAGCTTCCGATTATTACCCAAGAGTTTTATTGTTAGATGGCAGGATTCTTTTTTGTGGAGTTACAAATAATAGAAGTTGGTTACTGGTAAATGAAGATGGAACTTATCAGGCACTTAATGATTGGACTTTTCGCGTTAATGATGCCTCATTGATGCGTGATGGAAAAGTTGCTATTTGTAATGCAACTATTGATAGGAGATTTGGTTTTTTTAATCCAAAGACTACGTTTTTTGAATATTTCCCTAATACTCCATCTGTTTTATCGGACATCACACCAACTACAACAACATTACTACCTGATGGGAAATTATTATTAGTTAATAATAGTTCTACATATCAGGCATATATATATAATCCATTTAATCATGTTTGGGAACAAATAGATTCAAACGGATTTAATGCTTCAAATACCTGGGACAACGAAGGTGCATTGCTTTATGATGGTGGTTTGGCTGTCTTTGGTAATGTTCATGGGTTAAATTTAATTGATATTTACAGTAAAAAGATAATAGACAAAGAAGGGATGACTGGTTCAAGCGTTGCTTTTACTAGATTGTCTCCTGATGGTGATGTTTTCTTGGTTAATAGTTCAACAATAAACAAATATCACATTGAAAATAATATTTTAACTAATGTTGGACATACAACGCTGCCAACGTTACAGCAACTCCCTAGTGGTATGGTGATGCTACCATCAGGAAAAATGTTTTATTGTACACATGGTGCAGTATTAGATAATAATGGTTTCACAATTTGGGATTCATCTTTGGGAACTTTACCCAAAGAGGTTTGTTTAAGTGCTTTTTATAATAGAGGGTAAATCATGTTATTTGTTGCTGATTCTGGTAGTTTTTTAAAAAGAATTGACAATATGGTTTTGATGCCGGACGGTAATGTATTCTGCAAGTTTACAGAGAAAACGTGGGGCTATTCAATTTATAACCCTTTGACAAATTTAAGGGGTGCTGACTTTGCTAATCACGAATATGCTACTAATTCACCAAGTTATGGAAAGGGTGTTTTATGTGCCGATAAAAAAACTATTGTTTTCCCCCCTAGAAATTGGAAAAAACCTTTAATTTATAATAGTCAAGCAAACACATTTAACATCACCTCAACATGGGAAGAAGAAATAATAACGGTCACAACCAATAGATATTTAGGGGGGACGTTACTACCTGATGGTAGGGTGTTTTTTCCTCCGTATAATGCTCTATATGCAGCAATTTACAACCCATTAGATGATAGTGTTCAAAAGATTACAACAGTATTCTCAGGAGGGTCAACACCCGCCTATAACGGTGCTTACCTGTTGCCCAATGGTAAGATATTTTTGATTGCAGGAACTAAAGCGTTTGCGTTATTAGATTTAGGTAATTTAGTTTTAACTGAAATTTCTGAATTGACAAATTATAAACGATATATTCATGCTGTGATGACTGTTGATGAATTGTTGGTTTTGTTTCCTGAACCTGGATATAATAATAAATGTTTAATTTATGATTACGCTTCAAATAGTTTAGTCAATTCAAATAGTATTGACCCATCGGATGCGACCTGTAAAGGTGTTTCTCTGTTGGGGAATGGTAGTATTTTAGCTTTATATCCCACGGGGTTGTGGAGTATTAAGATTAAAAATAATGGTAGTTTATTTGAAAAAACTAAACTCCACTTAAACACTGAATTAGATATTAATTCTAAAATGATTGGGTTATTAAATGGCAATAGCTTGATAGTTCCTGAAGGTACGGGTATAAGCAATATACCTTATATTTTTAAACCTGGAATTGATTTAGTCCCATTTCATCCCTCTGTTTATCTGTCACCATTTTATAACCGGAGCTAACATAATCAGTTGTCGTTGGCATTTCTCCCTCTGATCTCTCCAATAATATTCTAACACCCAAACCCATAAAACAAAAAGCCACCAAGCGGATGCCGGGTAACTTTAAGAGAGAATCTTTCCACCAATATTATTATAACACGAAAACATTAACATAATCAGTCGTTATTGGTATTGCGATCGCACTCCTCGTCCACGGGATAAAACACTATATATCCCTTTGAGTTTATCGTCACTTTACACTTAATCGTCTTCCCTTGATTGTCGAGTAAATACCCCACAATCGACGGCGTAGCTATTTCCGTTGGTGCTGTTTCTGTTGTCATTTTATTTCCTTGATTCTTATCTAAATTTGTTCATGTTGATCTTTTCCACGCTTTTCTACAATCTTCAGAAGTGAACTTGTACAGTGTTCCTTTATCACGAGATGTCTTGCCGCCTTTACGACCTATCTCAGTCATGTAGTCTTTGTTTCGTGATGTGGAAACCCCACCATCGCTACACTCGTTTGGCGTGAATTTATGAAGCGTTCCTTTATCGTGAGATGCTTTACCCCCTTTGCTAGAAACCTCCCGACGTTTTTCTGGGCTCATAGCAGCAAAACCACATTTCTTTTTCTTATTTTCTGATTTCATAATTTTACTAACATTTAAGTTAATATTTATTTTAACACAAATACCTTATAATAAAGAAAAGGTATCTGAGTTTGTAGAGAATCTCAGATACTTTTAAAAAGCAAACACACAAAGCAACAACATAATGATTATACAACAACTTTCACTATTTGAAACACAACCCGTAATTCTTGATTCAAACGAAAATTATACCCCGTCTGATTTGATTGATTTAGTCCATGAGTTTTATGGATTTCCTGAATTAGACCCTTTTAGCTGTGAACTTGCCAACCGAACGGTAAAAGCTCAAAAGATATTCACAATTCAAGATGATGGATTTAAACAGAACTGGAGACGGGCTAGGACACTCTGGTTAAACCCTCCCTATAGCGCGGGATTTGTTGAGAAGGTTGTTGACAAATTGATTCAAACCCTGAACGAGACTGAAGCGGAAGCCCTTTTGTTAACCAATACTGACAACAGTACAGCCTGGTATAAAAAGGCTTTGAATCAGTGCGATCGCTTCATACTCCCGCATACTCGCCTAACGTTCTACTCCCCTAAACGGGCCGAGGAAGGGAAGAAACAGAATCAAAACAGGTTCTCCCAAACTCTGTTTTATTTTGGATTACAACATCAAAGATTTGAGGTAGTTTTTGAGGGTTGGGGAACTGTTTGTCAGACTTCTAAATGGTAGTAATTTAATCAAAAATAGATTATGAAAGAAGCGTTGGAATTATTGGAAGATAAGATTACTCAGATGGTTTTTGAATCCGACCTTGATATTTTTGTTAAGTGGCTCAAAAGCATGACAAAAGATGCAAGTGCTGACAATGAAGTGATAGTTTATCAAACCTTAGATGGTCGAAGTGGGGGATTTGATTTTAGATGCGACCCTTGTACAAAAGCTGCCATGATTGGATTTGCTTTGTCTGGGATTCTTTGGACTCGGACATTCCCTGGGTTGCTAATAAAAGTTAATGCGGCATGGAAAAAAGCTAAAATAAAAAAGTAAACATGGATTGACGATCTAAAAAGCACCTCTATTAATTTAGAAGTGCTTTTTATTTGGCAAAGACTAGAAACCCTATACTCCTGCTTTATCCTAGCCTCCTGCTTTGCGCCGCAGATATTCAGCAAGGAGAAGTGCCTCGGCCCGCCCGTTGTATTTCTTGAGCTTTAATTCCATAGCCATCTGGGGGAATAACTGCACCGCAATAATCCTTGATGCGTCCTTGTCTTTCCCTATCAAGCCATAATGCTTTTTCCATTCTTGAGGGGTCACCAACTCCATAGGAATATTTAACGCTGCGATCACTCCCAACCAAATGCCAAAATTCATCCCAAAATCAAAGGTTGAACGAACTCCCTGTCCTGGCATTGAATGAACGCTCTCTATGGCGATTATTGAGTTTGAGGTAACTAACTGTGCTAACTCCGATGCCATTAATGCAGGGTTTGACTTCGTTGTGATTTTAGTTTTGGACTTGACTGTTCCCTTGTCCGCAACCTGATTAAATAGCGTGAGGTTTGGCTTTTTGCTTTTAACCTTAGTTTTAATCTCAATAACTGGACAATCAATGAGTTTGATTCCCGATGGAGAGATGATAGCAACTCCTCCGGTTTTTCCTGGGTCAATTCCGATGAAAGTATTGATCATTGTTTTATATTTGCAAGGTTAATGATTGATGGGCTGTGGTCTGTATTTAATATCCTCTCAAGTACCCAGGAAAAGTTTTGTTTATTAACTATTTCGCCAGTCTTTTTGCTCAAAATCCTAAGCATTATTCTTGTTTTATCGCCAATATAACCCGGATCATAGCCTAAGTTTTCGGCAATATCTGAATAGGTTAAATCGTTTAATATTCCCTCAATAATCTTTCTTGTTAAGCTATCAAGATGTTTTCCCGTTTCAGATAAAACCAAGCTATCAACTAACCAAATATATTCTAATTGTTCCCTAGATGTCATTGGTAAAATCTTCCTCTTTGTAATAAACCCCATTGTGAATTCTAAAACCCTCGATATTCTCTGTTTCGATATCCCAGAAATTAACTTGTTCACCAATCATCCAGATCAATAATTCTCTCAACGTACCAAAACCCGGAAGGTGTGGCAACTCAAGTCTTAGTCTGTCAGGCGTTCCAAAAGCACCCTTAAAATGACTACTAAATCTAAAAATAGTGTAATGATGACTAGCTATTTCTTTCGATATTTCTTCTACTTCATTCAGCAAACTTTCCAAATCTTTCATAACTATTTCCATCCCTTCTTAATACTATTCTGATTAGCAAAAGCTACATGATCTCTGGTGATCTGCCACTTATAACGGGGTCTTAACTCCTCTCCAATCCTGACGCAATCGGAGTCGGTATCAGTCAAGGGAATCACACCATTCTGATATTTGAACAAGGTCTTAGTTACCCAGTTAATATCTGTTAATAATTGATTCCCGCCGCGTTTCTTAGCTTCCTTAACCACTAATTCTGCTATTTGTGGATAGGGTGATTTTGCTTTTACCATACTCTCTCCTAATACAATTCAAAATTACCAACTCGGATTACCGCCATTAACAGCCTCAATCATGTATTTACTTCTACGATGCCAACCATTAGCAAATACCTTCTGAGATGGGTTCCCAGTGTAAATTGAAGTATAATAATCATCCTGTTTCTGGATGTAGTTTTTAGCTTGTTCTGATGGTGTTGAACCGGAAATATCCCACTTTTTGCCACTATTGACATACGAATTCATAATGGCTAGATTTAAAGGTTTTTGAGCTTTATCAGCACCGGAAGCTACCCAGTAATCAGTATGATAGATTTTGATAGCTTGCGGTAGGGTAATCTGTGTAACCTCTATCCCGTGCCTTTTTGCCACAGCATTGGTAATACCGTATTTAGTTTTCCCACCGCCATCGGCAGGGTGATCCGACCAACCTCCTTCTACTTTTAGAATATGTGCGATCGCCCATGCAAAACCCTCGTCATTTATACCAGCTTGACTAACAGCTTTCTTGATGTCTTCAGGGGCTTGTGCTTTGGAAATATCACCGGAAACATTACCCGATGGATTAACACCCGTTACTGATTGAATGGCGGGAGATTGTAGTAAATTGAAACCCGCAAATCCGACTACTCCTATCATTA